TTCAAGTTGCTCGTATGACAGCAGGTGGTGTTCCTAAAAAGAAAGCAATTGCTAAAGCAACAAGCGATAATGTCGAAGAGTCATCTAATCCATTTAGCAAAGATTATAAATCACAGATTCCTGATGAAAAGGGATCTAAAACAGGTCATAAGCATAAAAAAACATCCACAGGCGATGTCTATACAAAAAAAGCATCTAAAGAAACTCCTACTAAGGAATCTGCCAAGTCTTGCAATCATACCATGGAAGGTAAAATGTGCCCAGTTCACGGTAAAAAAGAATGCCCAAAAATGGAATCTGTTGTAGCAGAAAAAGCTGATAAGAAAGCAAAGAATCCATTTGCTGTAGGTATGGCTGCTGCTAAAAAAGAAGCCGGTATTAAAAAGACTCCTGCAAAAGATCTACCTAAGAAAGTTGTTAAAAAAGGACACGAAATAGGTAAATCGATTAAGAAATCACAAAAAGACGAATCTATTAATGTGTTTCGTCGTAATGTAAGGCTTGTTAATGAAAGTTTACAATATCTAATTAATGAAGACGAAGAAGAAAAGGCACAAGCAATTACTTCAGCTAGCGATATGGCAAATGATTTTACAAGCTGGATGCAACGTGTCGGACAATATCAAACAAAAGTTATGATCGAATTAAGCGACGAAATTCGTCATAATTTTGGACCTACAGAAGCTGAAGCTTTTAAACAAGCTGTTGCTCCTGCATTAGCAGCAACATTAGAAACTTTAACTTCTCAACGAGAAATTATCAGCGGTGCTATTGCAGCATTAGCAGGAGGGCAAGTTCCCGAACCAATGGGTGCTGCACCGACACCTGAAATGCCAGTCGAGCCAACGCCGGCGCTATCAGAGCCCGACACAATGAACGAGCCTAACGATGAATTTGCAGCAAGCGACGCTGCTGCTGGCGCAGGTGCATCAGGACGTGAAATGCGCGAAAGCTCTTTTATGCGTAAACTTGCAGAATCACATAGTATTATGAGCAAGCTTGCAAAATGAAATTATTTGAAATGTTAGATAGTGGAGGCCTACTCTTAAGTTTAAGAAATTATAGAGATCAAGCCGACACCAAAGGTAATACATTATCATTAAAATTTGATGCATTTAAAAAACAATTCAACCTTGATGACTACGGATTAAGTGATCCTGAAAGATTAAAACAATGGATAGAAAAAACTCCAGGTGCAAAATCTGTAATTGACTCTGTAGGAATTCAAGATATAAACGAACCAAATCCTACAGTAATGTTTAAAACAGAGAAGCCCGGTAAAGTTCCAGGCCAACCTGATTCAAATCCAAGAACTCCTAGCTTAGATGCTATGGCCAGTAGAGCTGCTAAAAAAGCATTAGGATAAATTTGACATGCTATGATCTAAGAGAGTATAATTAAATTTATGAATTATACTCCACCTGCATTTATTGAAAAATTTCAATACAAAAATTGTCAACAAATAACTGACTCTGTTACCGGTAAACGTGTATATAAAACTCCTGACGGCGAACGTCTTCCTAGTGTAACTACTATTCTCGGAGCAACTAAAGATATGACTGCTCTTAATGAGTGGAGGAAACGTATCGGAGAAGAAAAGGCAAATCAGATCACTAAAGAAGCTGCCGGTGTTGGGACAGCAATGCATGCCAATCTTGAACGCTTTATAGCAGGTATGCAAAGGAAACCAGGAAATAATCCTGTGCATGTTCAAGCAAATAAAATGGCTGATGTAATTATTGAAAATGGATTAAGAAAAGTTAATGAAGTATGGGCCATGGAACAAAGTTTATATTTCCCCGGTTTATATTCAGGAACAACTGACTTAGTGGGTGTATTTGATAATCGACCAGCTGTAATGGATTACAAACAAACTAATAAACCTAAAAAAGAAGAATGGATTGAAGATTACAAAATTCAATTAGTAGCATACATTATGGCTCACAATGAAGTTTACGGAACAGATATTAAGGAAGGGCACGTCTTTATGTGTAGTAGAGATTTACAATATCAACAATTTGATCTATGGCCTAGTGACTTTAACAAATATCAAGATTTGTGGCTTAATAAAATTGAACAATATTATAAAGAAAATTCATTAAAGAGCTGACACCTATTAACCTGTATTTTGTATAAATATCAAATATAGGGGAAAAATAATGGCTATAGTTGAAATAGCAAGAATTCAAGTAAGACGCGGACAAGAACTTCAAAATGGTGTTCCTCAATTAGAACCCGGAGAATTTGGCTGGGCCCAAGATACTGAAAATTTATATATTGGAAAAAGAATTAGCGAAGGTGCTAGTTCGAATGAAAATACAAGAATTTTAACTGAAAACGATATAGAAAATATCTTTTCCATATTAAATGTAACTAGCACTGCTACAATAATAAGTCCATATAAATATCGTTCAGAAACTCCACATATTGCTAGTGCATCAGTTCCACGTTTTATTCAAAATAAACTTGACGAAGAAGTGAGTATCTGTGAATTCGGTGTGATACAAAGCTTTACAGCAACTGATATTTCAACAGAATTTCAAACCGGTGTTAATACAATCTTTTATAATTCTACTTGGAATTCATTTCAAAGAAAAGACGCTCGAAGAAAATTAAAAATTCCAGCAGGCCACTATCTTATCAGTAATGCTATTGAGTTACCCCCTTATACATTTTTAGAAGGTGAAGGTGAAGAACTAACTAAATTAACATTAGTTTCAACTACTACAAACATATTTAGAACCATAGATGCTGATGGTAATACTTTTGAAACTGGCTCAATGGAATCAGGTGTAAAACGTTCAAGGCAAATTACTATAAAAGGAATAACTTTAGAATACGATCCTAACTATGCATCAAATAACGCTTTAATATCTATTGATAACGTTCTTGATGCGTCTATAGAAGATTGTATTCTTAGAACAGCCTTTAATTCAACTAGCACTACTACATATGGTCTTGTTAATGCCGGCATTGGTATAAGCATTCGAGGAACAGGCGGCGGACTAGGTTCAGGTGATGTTAACTTGTGTGAAAATGTTACTATACAAAATTGTAAATTAGATGGGTTGTATATCGGTGTTAGAACAACAGGAACAGTTATTAGACCTACAATAGAACAAAACGTTTTTAGCAATTTAAATAGAGGAGTAGAATTTTATACTATAGATTCATTACCTGGACCTAGTAACGGTATTATTAAAAATAATAGATTTGAAAATATTGTAAGAGAAGGTATTTTTGTCGGTGAAAATCCTGATAATTTATACAGATCAAATCATTTATCTGAAAATAACTTTTTTATTCAAACCGGAAATGGTGCAGGATTGACTGATAATATTACTTCAAGCACTAATACAAATCCTATTATTAGATTTAATAGCCAAGGTAATAAATCAATTAATGACTACTTTAATCGTCGGGCATTGGCTAATAAATCATCGTCGACTTTTTATTATGCTCCGTTAGTCAACGGTATTGCAGTAATTAGTTCAGTAGAAATTACATCTGCAACTGTTTCATCGAGTGCAACGACATCAATTACTAAAATACCGCTAACAGGCGGAAATCAATTTGTTTCAGTAATATATCAAATGTTTAACGGATCACTTTCAAGATCTGGAGAAATTTCATTAAACATTGCTAACGATGGATATCCTTCTTTAACAGATACATATAATTATGTAGAGACAATAGAAGAAGGTGCAGAGTCACCTGAAATATATTTTGAAGTTAGTGATACCTATAAAAATTCTAAAAATTATCTTGATCTAATGTGTGTAAATAATTCTACACAATTAACTGTGGAATATAGTATTAATACGTTAATTTAAATAATGTTTGATAAAACCGTAGATCAACGACTGTCTTTATGGTATGCGTTTCGTAGTTCATTAGAAAATGATAGCGAACCATTAGCTTCAACATGGAATTTTTGGAAAAACGCACCATTTATTCCATTCAATCATAAAATTGATAGGTATAACAATAATATTTGGCCTACTCCTTGGGAAATAATTGTCGAAAACAAGTATGATGATTTTACTAAAGCATTAATGATTGGTTGGACAATAAAACTTACAGAACGATTTAAAAATAATTGTATAGAACTTAAGTCAATTGTTGACAACACTAAAAACACCTACTACAATATAGTATGTGTTGATAATTTTTGGGTTATTAATTATTCTGATATAGGTCCTGTTAAAACTGATTTGTTACCGAAAACAATTTTTATAGAATATCTTATCGAACTCACTTTACCTAAATAAATATTTTCCTTATTACACAAAAAGGTAAAAAATGATTACAGTAGTTAAAAGAAACGGAACCAAGGTTCCTCTTGATATTTCAAAAATACAGAGACAGGTAGCCTACGGTTGTAGAGGTATCGACGGTGTAAGCCCGTCAATGATTGAAATTAAAGCTCAGATAGAACTGCATGACGGGATATCAACAAAAACTATCGATGGACTACTGTTAAAAGCAATGGTCGATCTTATTGACGAAAATGAAAATCCCGACATTAATAATGTAAACTATCAATATGTAGCAGGACGTCAACGTGTTAGTATGCTTCGTAAAGAAGTATACGGAATTTATACTCCGCCTCCTTTATACGAAATAATAAAAAAGAACGTAGAACTAGGAATGTATACCAAAGAATTATTAACTTGGTATTCTAAAGAAGAATGGGATATTATTAATTTATTCATCGATCACGATAAAGATGAAAAATATACATATGCTGCTATTGCCCAACTTTGCGAAAAATACCTAGTTCAAAATAGAGCTACAGGGCAAATTTATGAAACACCTCAGATACGTTATGCAATTGCAGCAGCAACAGCATTTCATTCAGAGCCAAAAGAAACACGTTTAAAATATGTAAAGGACTACTATGAATGTGCAAGTGATGGTCACTTTACTTTGGCAACTCCTGTGCTTGCTGGGTTGGGTACTACTACCAAGCAATTTAGCTCCTGCGTTCTTATATCTAGTGACGATACTTTGGATAGTATATTTGCCGCCGGCGAAATGATGGCCAAATATGCTTCAAAACGAGCCGGAATTGGCCTAGAAATTGGTAGAATTCGACCCTTAGGCTCCCCGATTCGCAATGGCGAAATTAAACATACGGGTATGATACCATTCTTGAAAAAATGGTATAGCGATCTACGTAGTTGCAGTCAAGGCGGTATTCGTAATGCCAGTTGTACAATAACTTTCCCCGTTTGGCATTATCAATTTGAAGACCTAATTGTTCTAAAAAATAATCAAGGCACAGATGAAACCCGTGTACGTCAAATGGATTATAGCATTGTTGTAAATGCCATGTTCTGGCGTCGTTATAAACACGGTGAAGATATTACTCTATTTGATCCGCACGAAGTTCCTGACCTCTATGAAGCATACTACAGAGACAGCAAAGAGTTTGAAAAACTATACTTACAATATGAGCAAGATAAAACAAAAAAGAAAAAAGTTATATCCGCCGAAGAAATTTTCAAGAACGGCATTCTTAAAGAGCGTACGGATACTGGAAGAATCTACCTTGTTAACATTGACAACGTCATCAACCAAGGCCCGTTTGATACAAAGACTGACCCGATATATCAATCAAATCTCTGTCAAGAAATACTCTTGCCCACCCGACCTTTTCAACGAATTGAAGACCCGGAGGGGAGAATTGCTCTTTGCACTCTTGGATCGATAAATTGGGGTGCTTTCCGTAATCCTCAAGATATGCGTAAGGCTTGTCGTGTGCTAGTTCGCAGCCTAAGCAATCTACTAAATTATCAAGACTTCCTAAGCATTCAGAGCAAATTAGCAAATGAAGATTTTGAACCACTTGGTGTTGGTATTACTAATCTAGCATATTGGCATGCTCGTCGTAATTTGAAATACGGGGAAAAAGATGCTCTTGCTGAAGTAAAACGTTGGATGGAACATCAGGCCTATTACTTAACAGAAACCAGTGTAGAACTTGCACAAGAACGTGGTGCTTGTAAACGTAGTGAATATACCTATTATGGAAAAGGAGTATTTCCTTGGGAACGTCGAGCAGCAGGTGTTAATGAATTAACTGATTTTAAACCTAGCTTAGATTGGGAACCATTGCGTGATCGTATGAAACAATACGGAATTCGTAATGGAACATTAATGGCAGTTGCTCCGGTAGAATCAAGTTCAGTAGTTCTTAATTCTACGAATGGTATTGAAATGCCGATGGAATTGATTAGTGTCAAAGAAAGCAAAGCTGGTAGCTTTGTTCAGGTTGTTCCCGAATATAGAAAACTTAAAAATAGATATCAGCTTATGTGGGAACAAACAGATTGTATAGGGTATTTAAAAACCTCTGCGGTATTGGCAGCTTACATTGACCAAAGTCTAAGCACAAATACATTTTACAATCCTGCACATTTTAAAGATAATAAAGTTCCTGCTACATTAATTGCTAAGAATCTTATGTTGGTTTATAAATGGGGATTAAAGACCATTTACTATAGTTTAATTAATAAAGTAGGTGCAAAAGCATCGATTACAGGGACGACCATTTATCCTTTATTAGAAGGTAATACTATTCCAGCAGTTAGTATTTCTCCAACTACTAAAGAAATAGATATGGATGAAGAATCCTGCGAAGCATGTAAACTTTAATTAAGGATTAAAATGAACGGATTGTGGTGTTATCATAAACAAGCGTGGACTCCTGAGTATTGTTCTTCTATTTTACATAGGGTCGGATATAATGATTTCTTACATGGAACTATCGACGACGGAAGAGTTAATCATGATATTCGAAGAAGTAAAGTAAAATTTATTCAGGCTTCTGATCAAAATTATAAAGATGTTTTTGATAGATTATGGATCATGGCAGTCGAAGCCAATAAAATGTTTTTTGACTTTCACCTTTCAAAACTCGATTATGTGCAAATAGGTAGATATGATGATGTTGATAAAGGAGAATATACTAGCCATCAGGATGTTTTTTGGATGAATAAAGATCCGAAATTTCATAGAAAATTAAGTTGTTCAATACAATTATCAGATCCTCGAGTTTATGAAGGTGGAGATTTGAGATTTGATCAATTAGGTGCTGAAGAACCACCTTCGGACGAGTTAAGATTACAAGGAACATCTATATTTTTTCCATCATTTGTATTTCATAGGGTAACACCTGTTACAAAGGGGACAAGATATAGTTTAGTAGCATGGTTTGACGGACCAAAATGGAGATAATATATGAGCAAAGAACAATATAACTTAAGCAAACAAACAAATTATCTAAAAAGAAAAATGTTTTTAGATCCCGATGGCCCAGTTACAGTTCAACGGTTTGAAGAAGTAAAATATCCTAAACTTCAAAAATTTGAAGAACTTGCTAGAGGATTTTTCTGGGTCCCTGAAGAAATTTCTTTAACTAAAGATAAAATAGATCATAAAGACGCATCTGATGCAGTGAAACATATATTCACTAGTAATCTTCTTAGGCAAACTGCATTAGATAGTATCCAAGGTAGAGCACCTAGTCAAGTATTTGGCCCTGTATCTAGTATTCCTGAACTAGAAGCATTGACATTAACTTGGGGATTTTTTGAAACCAGTATCCATTCAAAAAGCTATAGTCATATAATTAGAAATGTCTATAGTGTTCCTAAAGAAGAATTTAATAAAATTCACGATACTAGCGAAATTATCGGAATGGCTGCAAATATAGGGCGTTATTATGAAAATTTACATCAACTTAACTGTCGTAAAGAATTGGGCGAAAATGTTCCAATCTATGATCACAAACGAGCAATTTGGCTTGCATTACACGCATCATATGCACTTGAGGCGCTACGATTCATGGTGTCCTTCGCTACCTCCCTCGCTATGGTAGAAAATAAGATCTATATAGGAAATGGAAATATTATTAGCTTAATTTTACAAGATGAAATATTACATGCAGAGTGGACTGCATGGATTATTAATACTGTAATAAAAGACGATGCTGATTTTGTAAAACTACAAGACGAATGTAAAGAAGAAGTCTATACTCTTTACAAAGAAGTTATTCAAGAAGAAAAAAATTGGGCAGACTATCTTTTTAGTAAGGGCGTAGTAATCGGGTTAAATGCTAATATTTTAAAAGATTTTGTTGATTATACTGCATTTACAAGATTGAAGGAAATTGGTATTAAATATCAAGAAGATCATCCTAGATCAAATCCAATCCCTTGGTTTAACAAACATGTTCAATTAAATAAAAAACAATCAGCACTTCAGGAAACAGAATCTACATCATATGTTATTGGAGCAATGTCAGATACTGTTAGCTATGAAGAATTACCAGATCTATAAGGATATAGATGGAAAAAAATAAAGAAACATTAAACGGTAATTGGAAATTACCAGAAACAGAACCGGTAATAAATGCATATTTTGCTGCATCGGCTATGTATCATAATTTACCGGACCATATTAGATATATGGACGGAATGAGCGGGAGAAAATATCGATATTTCATTAACAATTTGATATCAAATATAAAAGATCCTAGATATTTAGAAATTGGTAGTTGGAAAGGAAGCACTGCATGTAGTGCAATGTGGGGTAATTCTTGTAAAGCATTATGTATAGATAATTGGGCTGAGTTCGGTGGACCAAAAAATGAATTTCAACAAAACATAAATCATACTTTAACAAAAAATATAGATTTTCGATTTATTGAAAAAAATTATAGAGAGATAGACTATTCTAACGTAGGAAAATTCAATGTGTATTTGTTCGATGGTCCGCACAAAGAACAAGATCAATACGATGGAATTATTATTGCACAACCTGCGTTGGATGATACATATATATTAATTGTAGACGACTGGAATTGGAACCCTGTTAGAAAAGGAACTATGGATGCTTTAAATAAATTAAAATCAACAATTATTTCTAGCATTACAATTAGAACAACTGACGATGAGAGTCACCCTGAAATTTATGGTCAATACAGTGATTGGCACAATGGGTATTTTATCGGAGTTATAAAAAAATAATGAAAATATATTACAGAATAATTTTCGGCCGGATTAAGGAGGAAATAACATGGCAAAAATAGAAACAAAAAAAATAACACTGACTTTTAATAAGTTAATAAAAAATGGAGAAAAAGTAGAATTTCAATTACCGAAAGAAATGAAATCTACTTTAGAAGCAGTAGCACAAGAAATGTGTGATCCTTCTGTTATTGTTGAAATAGAGGAAACAAATGAGTGAAGTTATTGTATGGAGCAAATACTATTGTCCTTATTGCGATCAAGCTAAGGCATTATTAAAACAAAAAGGTATTACTTTTGAAGAACGCAAAATCGGTGACGGCTGGTCTAAAGAAGAATTATTAGAAAGTGTACCGACTGCACGTACAGTTCCGCAAATCGTTATCGATGGAAAAAATATTGGTGGATTTGCAGAATTAAAAGAATACTTAGGAGTTAATGATGTCTACTAAAGATTATAATTATGAAGATACTATAACTATTAGTTGCAGTGATACATTAGATTTAGACACTATGGTAAACTCGCTTAATGTTAATTCGAGTGTATTAAATTCTGGACTTACATACCCAAACTATACATTTACAACAAACGGTACAACAGGATATAGTCAACCTTGGGTAACAACAACTGGTGTACCAAACACATTAGATGTTAAAGGTGATGCTAATTTTGAAGGTGATATAAAATTCAAAGGTCGTAGTTTACAAGAATTATTTTCTAAAATCGAAGATCGTTTAGCTATATTACAGCCGGATCCAAAAAAATTAGAAAAATACGAAGCTTTACGCAAAGCATATGACCATTATAAGATAATGGAAAAATTAATAAACGAGGATTAAATGGATTATAAAGTAAAAGACATCAGTTTAGCTAGTTGGGGACATAAAGAAATATCAATTGCTGAATCGGAAATGCCGGGATTAATGGCAATATTAAATGAATACCAAGATCAACAACCTTTGAAAGGTGCTTGCATTGCTGGTAGTTTACATATGACTATACAGACTGCTGTATTGATTAAAGTATTAGTGAAACTTGGAGCCAGTGTCCGCTGGTCTAGTTGTAACATTTTTTCTACACAAGACCATGCAGCCGCAGCAATAGCCGATCTCGGAATTCCTGTATTTGCGTGGAAAGGTGAAACAGAAGAAGAATATTGGTGGTGCATTGAACAAACTGTAAAAGGGCCCGATGGTTGGAAACCTAATATGTTACTAGATGATGGACACGATCTAACATGGTATGTGCATGAAAAACATCCAGAATTACTAAATGATATAGTAGGAGTTAGTGAAGAAACAACTACAGGGATACATAGAATTAAAGAAGGTATTGAATCGGGCACATTTAAATTACGTGCTATAAACGTTAATGATTCTGTAACTAAATCTAAATTTGATAATCTATATGGATGTAGAGAAAGTTTAGTTGATGGAATTAAACGTGCTACTGATGTAATGATTGCTGGTAAAGTAGCAGTAGTAGCTGGTTACGGTGATGTTGGAAAAGGCTCTGCACAAGCATTAAAGGCATTGTCTGCACAAGTTTGGGTTACTGAAGTTGACCCCATTAATGCACTACAAGCAGCAATGGAGGGATATAAAATTGTTACAATGGATTATGCCGCCGATAAAGCAGATATATTTGTAACAGCAACAGGTAATGTAAATGTAATTACTCGCGAGCATATGAATAAAATGAGGGATCAAAGTATAGTCTGTAATATAGGACACTTTGATAACGAAATTGATGTAGCAGGATTATCGGATCTTACATGGGAAGAAATTAAACCACAAGTAGATCACATTATATTTCCTGACGGTAAAAGAATTATACTGTTAGCAAAAGGACGTTTAGTGAATTTAGGTTGTGCGACTGGCCATCCTAGTTTTGTTATGAGTAATAGTTTTACTAATCAAGTATTGGCACAAATTGAATTATGGAGTAATCCTTCAAAATATGAAATTGGACAATTGTATACATTGCCTAAGCATCTTGATGAAAAAGTTGCACGTTTGCATTTAGATAAAATAGGTGCTATGCTAACTACACTAACTTCTGAACAAGCAACTTATATTGGAGTCGACATTAACGGTCCTTATAAATCAGAAGCCTATAGATATTAAAAGAAAGAAAGTTATGTTAATTAATAAAGGATTTAGTTCAGGTGATGTTGTAAGTCTTAAACTTATCAATGGAGACGAACTTATTGCACGATTTGAATCAGAAACACTGGACGAAATTACTGTTGTGAAACCATTGGCTATAACAATCGGTGCACAGGGTCTTGGAATGATGCCTTGGATGTTTTTAGCAGATAAAGATAATATTACTCTTAAGAAAAATCATATTTTTGTAATAGCTATAAGCAAAAAAGATGCATCTGATCAATATGTTCAAGGAACTACAGGTATAGCATTACGTTAAATATACTAAAGGAATTAATATATGCCGTATGTTCAGGGTGCAGCAGTCCACGGTGTTATACATGTCAGTGATGTATATCATAGCGAAAATGTTTTTATAAATTTTGTTCCAGCAGCATTATGGTTAGATGCTCAAGGACCAGAAGCTGCTATAGCTAATGCACTGGCTAGTCCATCATTTGCAACTGACTCGGCAACTATTTCTTATGACGGATCTGAAAATCCTACAGCAGTTGACTTAGAACAACAAAGATTGTTAAGAGACGGCGTTATCACACAAGAAGAATTAGATGCAGGAAAAAATGCAACAGCTACTTCTTCTGATTTAACTTTAGCAAAAGGCGGTAGAGGTGATGTAGAAGGAACTGTATCTGTATCCGATACAGTTGACGATACATTACTTTATGACAGCCCTTTGACTAAGATTAAGTATTATGTTAAAACTGTGACAAAACAACCTAATGTAATATTTCCCTACGATGTTGCTACGGTGGCTCCGAAAAATGGAGTAACAGTTCAGAGTGTGTGTAATAATCTCAGATTCTTAATCATAAATTGTTATGATCCTATAAAAAAACAATTTCCTGATGCTTTTATGACAAATTCGTTCCGTGCAAAAAGCACCAATGCAACAAGCCAACATCCGTTAGGTATGGCATGTGATATACAATATTCAAAAGCATCTAAAGCAGAATATTTTACTAGAGCTCAATGGATCAGAGAAAACACTGTTTTTGATCAATTTATATTAGAATATAAAACAACTGGTAGTAAAAAACCATGGCATCATATCAGTTTCAATAGCACAGGTAATAGAGGGCAAGTGCTAACTTTTTTAAATGATAAAAATTTTAAAGGACCCGGAGTTCAGGGTTTATATAATCTAACAAGCGTGTGAATAATAATGATTTCGATTCCTATTGCAGTATATAACGACCATTTTAAATGGCAATTAGATCTTTTTTGGTTCCAACACAAAAAAGTATATGGTGATTTAGCAGCATCTAAAGCATTTGCTGCAATAGCAAAAAGAAATCGAAGTTACGAAATAAAACAAGAAAATTTTAATTGGAATTTAGATATACCCCATGCAATGGTTGATTCTTTTTTTGATTATCTAAACATACCAACTTCTTCAAATGAAGACGTGTCTTTACCGCTTAATATACAAACCAATCTTGCACAGATTATAGAAAATTTTAATGACGAACTTGTAATAGAAGTATTAGATTGTGATATGTTTCATATGGATAGATATCCAGAATATCGTATTCGTGATGACGAATTAATTGTAAGTGATATTTACGAATCGTGGCATCTTGAAAGCCTTTCAAAACATCGTGATATAATTAGTATGTATTTTGAAAATGGTGGAAGATTTTATAATGGCGGATTTGTTCCTATAATAGGAAAAGTTCGAACTTTTAAAAAAATTCTCCCCGAATGGATCGCTGTTCATCAAGATATATTAGCTAGACCTTATGATAGTTTAATCCATTGGTGGGGAGGAATGTATGGATTGCAAGCTGCTTGTGAAAAAAATAAAGTTCGTATGATAGCAGAAAATTGTTGCTATATTCCGGGAATTAACTCTTTGTCACACGAACACTATATTGGGCATTACTCAGTAGATCGACGTTTTAACAAAAGAACTTGGCCTAATATAAATATTTCTAATTTTGAAAATAATGTATTTTACAATCGAATTCAAGAATGGTTGAGTGTGTATAAGCCTTAAATTAACTGATATATAATTTTTACTATAAATTTGACAAATAGATACAAATCTGCTATAATTTCTTAATGAAGAAAAACATCATTCATTTACAAGATTGTGTCGAAGGCATGCAAAATCTTCCGGCAAAATCGATCGATATTATTACTACTTCCCCTCCCTATAATTTAGGGATCGAATATGGAACATATAAAGATAATAAACCGAGACAAGAATATTTAACTTGGCTTGATTCTGTTTTTGCTGCTGCAAAATATTGTTTAAAAGATGACGGACATTTTTGGTTAAATGTAGGATATAGTAATATTGATCCTTGGGTAGGTATGGATGTGGCCCAAGTAGCTAGAAATCATTTTGTATTACAAAATAATTTTAATTGGGTTAAAAGTATTACTATAGATGATGTAACCACAGGCCATTTTAAGCCGATTAATAGTAATCGATTTGCAAATCCAACTTGGGAGCATTTGTTTCATTTTACAAAAACAGGAAATATTCCTTGTGATAAATTATCAATCGGTGTTCCCTATATGTGGGACTGCAATATTGATAATAGCGGACGGATTAAAGGTAGATTAGCTAAAAAGTATGGGTTTGCAAATATTAAAGACTTTCAAAAAAATGCTAATCAAGAAATTAAAGACGAATTAGAAAAAGAATTTGCAAATCGAATTAAAAACTCTAAACCAAAAGCTGATCGTAGATGTAGAGGAAATTCTTGGTTTGTTCCTTATGATACTATTGCTAACAGAGAAAAACATAGAGGAAGCCATCCTGCAACTTTTCCAGTTGCATTAATTGAAAATTGTATTAAATTTAGTGGACTTACTTCTGGTATTTTAGTTGATCCTTTTATGGGATCCGGAACTAGTGCTATAGCTGCTATCCGGCAAGGATTAAATTATGTAGGATTTGACATTGATTCAAATTATATGCAATTTGCAGTCGACCGTATTAAAAGCGAAAATATTAATGATTTATTTGAAATAACGGATCATAAGTGTAAATAATTATACTTTCGCAGGGGCAGGTTCACATAGTGAATATGCGGTAGGTCAAATTCCTACAGGCTTGGCAGAGGCCCTACACGCCCTGGGAAGTCTGCTATTAATTAATTCCTATGTTTTATAATCCTTTATATCCTGGATGGTATTTTAGTTATGTAAATATTCCTAACTTTGAAGATATTAGATTAGAATTAGTAAACTTAATATCAACTGGTATTAGATCATATCAAACTAATTCTCAATACTATAATGTATTAAAAAAAGATATTAACAATTGTCCAAAATTTTTTGAATATTTAAATGATACAAAATTAATTAACAAATTTAATAGAATTTTATTTTCAACAAATATTCCTAGACAACCAGTTGCTCACGTTGATGGGTATAATGAAAAAACAAAAAATCATTTTTCTTTAAACTTACCGTTAATTGATTGTGAAAATTCATATACTGTTTTTTATGAATTTAACGGCAAACATCTTTATTTTAATCCTGAAACTTATGATTATTATGCGTGGATGTCATTTGATAAAGTTAAAGAAATTTCAAAAGTAGAATGTAATAAACCAGTTTTAGTTAATACAACTATACTTCATTGCGGATCAACTGATAAATCATCAAGAACTATAGCTGGTATAAGATTTAAAGAACCATTGTCAATGGAAGATATGAAACAACTTGGTATTAAAAATCCATTGATGCAAGAAGACAATTGATACTAAAAATAAATAATTTAGATTGACAACCAATTAAATTTTATATATAATTATGATTGAAGCTTGTTTAATATTTTTATTCATAGCAGCCTTAGTTTGGTTGGATGACTACTATAATAAACAATGATTATTGCTGTATGAAGCAAAGAGAAACGTGTTCCGGACGGCGGTTCGACTAAGCCTGTTTTACCATGAAACCACCATGTGTCTTATTGCCTCGCAATGACGCATTGGCAAAAGCATTAGCATTGTATCCGCGATCCATACACCATTGACGCAATCCTTCTACTCGCTCAACGGTTCCGTCTGGGTGAGTAACATCATACACTTTTCCATTCCAAGTTTTTCCTGGATTTTTTGTTCTCCATTCTTTCATTCTGACACTTTGTTTTTGCTTTTCAATAGAATTTTGCCAGCGAAGATTACTTTTGGCAGCACCTTTCTTTCCACCTTCAATAATGGCTTGTTTGGCAGCATCAAAATTGGCATCAAGTTGAGCAAGACCTTGCCAAGCAACATAATCTTGCCAATGACCATGTTGCTCATACAACAAACGATGTGCTTCGGCGTGTTCTCCAGGTGTTAGTTCAATAAGATTACTTGGATCGTCCGAGCCGCCCATGTGTTTTGGTATGATATGATGTTTGTGTTTCATACTATTATTTAGTCGAAACCACGTAAAACTCTTGACAATAGTTTCGACATGCGTTAGAATAAATACTTGATTGCTGTAGAGACCGAAAGGAAAGAAGCAACGTAGATGCAGGCAAGACGCGGGTTCGACTCCCGCCTGGTCCACCAAAAGAATATTGTCAGTTACATTGTCTGGCGAGCCGAAAGGTAAGGATGCCGTAACCAGTATTCTTTTGACGGGCCAGTCATGGTTTCGATTGCGTGAGTAAACAGAGTGGACAGCACGGTAGATGACGACCGTAAATCGCATAAAACAAATAGTCGCAAACGACGAAGTATTCGCACTAGCAGCCTAAAAAACTGGCTATGCGGGGGGCAGGAAAGGCCTTCTAACCCAACAAACCTAAAAAGCACCTTCGGGTGCTTTTTATTTTACCATTTCAATTAACAATATCAGTGAAAACACTTATAATAAATAAATGTTTTTACAGACGGAGAAATTTATGAAAACTATTGTTACTATGGCATCTTTGTTAGCAGTTATGACCTTGGCCGCTTGTGGCAAAAAGGAAGAAACAAAACCAGTTGAAGCAGCACCAGTTGCTGCTCCGACTGTTCCAGCTTCTGCACCTACTACACCAGTAGAACCTGCTAAACAAGAAGAAGCTAAGAAGTAATTTTACTTCATATAAGATAAAGGCTACTTGGGTAGCCTTTTCTTTTGACTATATTAAACCTGTAACAATTTTGTAACAATTTTCTGCTAATATAATTGTAAATATTTTATACACAGAAAAGGAGAAACTCGTGAAGAAATTATTTGCAATTTTATTGGCTACAGTTAGTATCACAGCAAGTGCAGCTGATATTACCGGAGCAGGAGCCACATTCCCGTTCCCTGTTTACGCTAAATGGGCTGAACTTTATAAGAAAGAGACTGGTGTTGGACTTAACTATCAAAGCATTGGTAGCAGCGGTGGTATACGCCAGATCAACAATAAAACCGTCACATTTGGTGCAACAGACGCACCCGTTAAAGGTGAAGACCTTGACAAAAACGGACAGATACAATTTCCTGCTATCATAGGAGGTACTGTACCGATTATTAATTTAGATGGGTTCAAACCAGGTGAACTACGTGTTACTGGTCCAGTCATGGCTGAAATGTTTATGGGTATAATCACAAAGTGGAATGATCCTAAACTTGCAGCATTAAATCCAGGTAAGCGACTGCCTGATCAATTGATCACCGTTGTGCATCGTGCAGACGGTTCAGGTACAACATTTAATTGGACTGACTATCTTACTACCGTAAGTAAAGATTGGGCAGATAAGGTTGGACGTGGTGCAGCAGTAAAATGGCCCGCAGCGACTTCTGTTGGTGGTAAAGGTAATGAAGGTGTTGCTGCAAACGTATCACGTATCAAAGGTAGTATAGGTTATGTTGAGTATGCTTATGTTAAGAAAAACAACCTAGTATTCATGCAGCTACAAAACAAGAGCGGCAAGTGGGTTAGCCCAGATGATCTAACATTTGCTGCTGCTGCGGCAGGTGCTGACTGGTTTAGTGTTCCTGGTATGGGGTTAAGTATTGTTGATCAACGTGGCGATAATGTATGGCCAGTATCTACTGCTAGTTTTATTATCATGTATAAAAATCCGGAAAATAAAGCAGCTAGTCAAGATGTCCTAAAGTTTTTTGATTGGGCATTTAAGAATGGCAAGCAAGCAGCATTGGAGTTAGACTATGTTCCGTTGCCGGATGTTTTGACAAAACAAATACGTGAGCGTGTCTGGAGTCAAATTAAATAAATCGCCTACAACGATAGAGTAGGGCTGGAATTCGTAACCAGCAGTAGAGCCGAAAGGCTCTATTTTTTTGATAAATAAAATTATGAAAAAACTATTAAGTTTTTTGTTGCTTTTAACAATAGCTTTTGCTAGTCCTGCTGCTGTTATGCGAGGACAAGATGGTCGTTGGTATGGCAATATTTGTGTCACACAGGCAGGATGGCAACAAATACCTTGGCAATTGGTAGGTAGTATGTGCTATTCACCGGTGTGGCGTCAATATGGATTTATAGCAAACGTATGAGTCTAAAAGAAATTATTGATATATCTAAACAATTTACAGGAGCTCAATGGGCTGCTGTTATTTCAATTATAGGCGCAGGTATATATGGATATAATTGGGTAGAAGATCGATATGCACATAAAGATAGCGTTGAACTGGTGCTCGAAAATATTATACGTGTTGATAGTAAAATCAGTGCTTTGATTACAACACAATATACTCCAGAGCAAATTGATAAAATTAATCAAAATGCTAAACTCTACGAAGATCAAATGCGTAGATATTTAGACACTAAGAAATAATCTAAATGTCCAATAATAGGAACAACACATTTTAATTTTTGGTAAAATAAATATTATTCTATGTATTGATAATTGCCGTTAAAGGCGTTATAGTATATACATACATAGAAATATGTCATTTCATTTAACTTAATGGAGAATATATGAAATCAATCGTTGCAACGATCGCTGCTCTTTTTGCAGTAACCGCTATGGCTCAAACTCCTGCTCCTAAGGCAGAAGAAAAGAAGGCCGCACCTGCTGCTCCTGCTGCAAGTGCTCCGGCTAAGAAGGAAGAAAAGAAGGCTGATGCAAAGCCTGCTGCTCCTGCTAAGAAGGAAGAAGCTAAGAAGTAATTTTACTTCAAGCAGAACAAAGGCTACTTAGGTAGCCTTTTTTTTATGACGGCAAAAAATCATAATATAAATATTGATCATACAAAAGATTATCGCTATACTTAATAGATGAAAACAGCACTAATAACAGGAATAACTGGGCAAGACGGTTCTTATCTCGCAGAATTGCTTTTAAGCAAAGGATACGAAGTTCATGGGTTAGTTAGGAGAAATTCAAATTTTGAATTTATTCCTAATATATCACATATTCGATCACAGATTAAATTACATTATAGTGATTTAGCAGATTCTGCTAATTTAAGAAATATCATCATGGCAGTAAAACCCGATGAGATTTATAATCTAGCAGCTCAAAGTCATGTCCATGTTAGTTTTGAATTGCCAGAATATACTGCTGATTCTAATGCAGTAGGAGTGCTTCGTTTGCTCGAAGCTATTAGATCGTTAAATGAAATAAAACAAGTAAAGTTTTATCAAGCATCCACTAGTGAAATGTTCGGGCACGTTCAAACTGTTCCTCAAAACGAAAAAACTCCGTTTTACCCAAGAAGCCCATACGGTGTTGCAAAACTTTATGGATATTGGATTACAGTTAATTATAGAGAAAGCTATAACATTTTTGCCTGTAACGGTATTTTGTTTAATCATGAAAGTCCTCGTCGTGGAGAAACTTTTGTTACAAGAAAAATTACTAAAGGATTTGTTAATGTAATGAACGGTAACCAAGATGTAGTTTCACTAGGAAACATCGATTCTTTAAGAGATTGGGGCCATGCTCGTGATTTTGTTAAGGGAATGTGGATGATCTTACAGCATGATACTCCTGATGATTATGTATTGTCTACAGGTCGTCAGTTTTCAGTTCGTGATTTTTGTAATAAAACTGCGGAATGGCACGGCATCGATCTTGTATGGCAAGGCACTGGGCTTAACGAAAAAGGTCTTGACTCAAAAACAGGCAAAGTCTATTTTAACATAGATGAACGTTTTTATCGTCCTGCTGATGTTAATACATTATTAGGAGATAGCACTAAAGCTAGACAAATTTTAGGATGGTCTCCTGAATACGATTTGACTGCTCTTGTTAACGATATGTGTGAACATGAGATGAAAGGAATAAAATGAAAATTGTTTTAGCTACAGGTGGATTTGATCCGATACATAGCGGACATTTAGAATATTTTAGAGAAAGTGCTAAATTAGGTGATATTTTCGTTGTAGGTCTAAATAGTGATTCTTGGTTAACTCGTAAAAAAGGTCGAGCATTTATGCCAATGGTCGAACGTCGAACCATAATTGAAAATTTAAAAATGGTCGATAAGGTAATGGAATTCAATGACGACACTAATAATAGTGTAAATTGTATTAATCAATTACTTAAAAACTATCCCAATGACGAAATTATATTTGTTAATGGTGGTGATAGAGATCATACCAATGTTCCTGAACAATTTGAGTTTGCAAATAATCCAAAGGTGTCTTTTGTATTTGGTGTAGGCGGCAATAATAAACGTAATAGTAGTCGATGGATTTTAGATGAATGGCGAGCTCCTAAAACTGATAGGCCTTGGGGTAACTACAGGGTTATTCACGAAACTGGAAAACATTTTAAGGTAAAAGAATTAAACATAAATCCTAATAGTGCATTAAGTATGCAAAAGCACGAGCTTAGATCCGAATTTTGGTTTGTAGCCGAAGGCTATGCTACAGTATATACTTTTGAAAATGGAAGTAAAAAATTATTAGGTGTGTTCGGCGAACATCAAGATATATGGATCCCAAAAAATAATTGGCATTGTTTATCTAACGAAACAAATAATGCATTAAGGTTACTTGAAATACAATTTGGAGACGAATGCACTGAATTGGATATTTTAAGACAAAATTTTTAATATAAAGAAGTAAACACATGTCAACAATGTATACAAATCAATGGAATAATTCGAGCTATCGATATCCATTTCCGAATTGTTTATCAATGCAAGAAACTTATAGCCTTACTTGGCAAGATATATTTGTTTCTACAGTTACAAAAGGAAAAAAGAATGGCACTTATTTAGAGATAGGTGCCCAATGGCCGGATAATGGAAATAATACATACTTAATGTCAAAACATTTAAACTGGACTGGCTTAAGTATTGAATTGCTAGATCAATATAAAGATAATTGGAAACAATTGCGACCAAATAATAAATTTTTAGCTCATGATGCACTGACTTTAGACTACACTCGTTTACTAGCTGAAAATTACAATAGCAATGTAATTGATTATTTACAATTAGATATAGAACCGAGTGAAAATACATTTATTGCTTTAACGAAACTACCTTTAGAAAAGTATCGATTTGCTGTTATAACATTTGAAACTGATTTATATCAAGGGGGATCAGGTCCTAAAGTAAGAGAAGAAAGCAGAAAGCTGTTACAAAAGCACGGATATGAACTAATCATTGGTGATGTATTACATCACGGAAGCCCTTATGAAGATTGGTATGTTGATTTAAACTTAGTAGATAAATTAGTTGCATTAGATATAAAAAGACAAGCAAAATATAATCAAAATCCCAATGATTTACTTTTAATACACCGATAAAGAGAATAAACAATGAAAAAAATATTAGACTTAGGATCTTACTATGTAAGTGATTTTTTAAAAAATGATAATGATTTAGAAAATAGAAAAAAATATAGCCTGGATCTTTATTTAGATGAGGATATAGGTGCTGTTAGATTAAAAGATATTGCACCAGCAGAATCTATGTGGGGCCAATATTGGTATCGAAGCGGAATTAACGCTAGTATGATTAAAGAATTACAAGGGATAGTTGGCGAAATTACATCTCGTGTAAAATTAACAGAAGGCGATAAATGGCTTGATATTGCTTGTAACGACGGAACGTTACTAAAAGCGGTTCCTAATCATATTTCTAAATATGGAATCGATCCTTGCGACGATTCTTATCATAATGAAAGTAGTCAAGTAGCGACAGTTGTCCAAGATTATTTCACTTATGATGCATGGGAACGCTGTGGTAATAAAAATCAAACTGCTAAAGTTATTACTTGTATAGCAATGTTTTATGATTTAGATGACCCTAGACCTTTTGTAAAAGATCTATATCGTGTGCTCGACGATGACGGTGTTTTAGTTTTACAAATGAGCTACACTCCGCTAATGGTTAAACAAATGGCATTTGATAACATTTGTCACGAACATGTATATTATTATGATTTAACTAGTATTAAAAAATTATTCGAAGAACACGGATTTAAAATAGTCGATTGTAGCCTAAATGACACCAATGGTGGAAGTTTTAGAATCTACCTTCAAAAAAATATTGCTAAAAAATCATCTTTTGGAACAGCACCATTTCGAGATGTATGTGATGTAAGAATTGCATCTATATTAGAATACGAAAGAACGGTATGTAATATTAGAGATATTGCAGTCTGGGAAGATTTTAATCGCAGATTAAATGATTTAAAAAATCAAGTAATGGGTTTTATAAAAAATGTAAAACTACAAGGAAAAACAATTTATGGATATGGTGCTAGCACAAAAGGAAATACCTTACTTCAATATTTTGGATTAGATTCGAATTATATTACTGCTATAGCCGAACGTAGCTCTTATAAATTCGGGTTGAAAACTGTAGGAACATTAATCCCTATTATCAATGAAGATGAAATGCGTAAAGCAAATCCGGATTATGCTTTAGTATTACCGTGGCATTTTATTGATGAATTTACAAAAAGAGAAATTAATTATTTAGAGGCCGGCGGAAAATTAATAGTTCCGTGCCCGATATTTAATATTATCGAAAAATAAAATGTTTAACGAAAATAATACAACATTAGTAATACAAGGAAATTTGTATGAAAATTGGACATTATCTTTTATAGAAACATATAAAAAATATTTTAAGCATATTGTTTTATCTACTTGGGATAATGAGACAGTTGATGTTGATGGAATACAAATTGTTAAAAGTCCTTTACCAGAAATTACAGGACCAGGAAATATCAATTGTCAATTAAGATCAAGTTTAGTTGGTTGTCAACATGCTACTACGGAATTTATTATTAAAGTAAGGACTGATATTTTAATTAAAAAACCCGAAGTATGGTTAAAGTTTTTTTCTAATTATTGGAATCAAAATAGAATTTTTGTATTAGGATTAACATCTTGTCCGTTATTTGCTCCAAGAGATCAAATTTTTGCTGGATCAAAAGAAGACATGATACATCTTTTTGATATACCATTTATTAATTCTAATTATAATCCTTCGTGGGGTAATTTATTTCCAGAGTTATATATAGGGGCTATGTATCATTCAAGGTTCAGTGAGACTGTTAAAAAATTCTTAGAACAACCTTACGATTACCTTATTAGTGAACACGAATATTATTGGGTTAATCCAAAGAAAAGAAATGAAACAAATGACGAATGGTTAAAACTAAGACACAAATATATGTATCCTGTGTCTAAAAACTTAAAATATTCGTGGTATAAAAAATTTCCAAACGGAGAATATTACTACGATTATGTTGCAGAAACAGCAGGCGAATACTGGCATGAAGATATTGTAGAAAATCATTACCGTATAGATCCTGCGTTTTATAAATAATTTTTAGAGGAAAACTATTTTATCATTGGCATTTTATTGATGAGTTTGAAAAAAGAGAACAAGAATATCTTAAATCTAGTAGTGCATTAGTTCTTCCTTGTCCTCAATTTAAAGTTATAGCAGCTCAATAAGGAATAATAATGGAAATAAAATTTGAATTTTAATTTTAGTATGATAAAGATTTATAATTCTATTTTTAATGATCGGCAATCTAAATACATCGCCGACGGCATGTTAAAAAAATTTAAAGATAATCTCACAGAAGTAGAAACATCAATATACTCATTTAGAGCTGATGGATTTTATGATCTGGAGGAAGCATTATGTTTTGTACCTTTTTTACATGA